AACTAAAGACTCGTCTTGTGATTCAATAGCTTCGTTCCACTTTTCAATAAGTTCCTTAATATATTCCATGTCGCCACTTCCAGGAATTTCCTTAACGATCGGCTCAAGTGCTTTGATTACGTTGCTTTCTAATGTACCCATTATTTTTCTCCCATTTGTTTAATTAAATCATATTCACAGTCTTTGCATGCGTAGTAAGGTAGCTGAACAGATGCCACAATTTCGTCTTCATGGAATAAGTTCTTGCAACCGTCACACTCTGCGAAGTTATCAACAAGATAAGAGTTTTGAAATTTACTCATTTTTCTTCTCCTTTGGCTGTTTTTGTTTGTCTTATTATTAATATAGGCTTTCAGTTCCTACATGTCAACAACTAAAAACATTTTTTTTATTTTTATTTAGCAGCGTATATTCAGTTGACGCCAGGGCCCAGCTGGGTAAATGCGAACAATTGTGCGGTTTTAACCAGGACGCCCTGGTCACAGCTGGGTATATTTGCGAACAATTGTGAGTTTCCTTCGCACTGGGAGATCCAGGCAGCCCGACCCCGAACAATTGTGCGGTCTGGACGCAACAGCGAATCCCGACACCGAACAATTTGGCGTGGACCCGGGCTATGCTGCTGCCCGAAATACCGAACAATTCAAGCCCGACCAGCCCGAAAGCCCGACACCCCCGAAACCCGAGGGTGAACGCCTGACCCGACCCGCCAAGTAAATTCGCTATTTAGTGGGTTTTACATTATTTTGCTCTATCGTAATTGGCTCGTTATGGGATTTGTTCGCTATTTTCATGCGTTTATGGGCAATGTCTTGAAATTCCTGAAGTTTTGACAGAATTTCTTCTCTTGTCATGCTATCTGTACGCTCATGTAGCACATGTGCTTTATTTACAAGCAGTCCAGTAGCCTTTAAGCGTAGTTCTTCAGCCCTGATAGCTTCACCGAATTTACCTGACTCCCATGCTTCGTTACGGATTTTGAGTAGATCACGCACCGACTTATCAATAGTGACCCCGAACCGACTTTGTGCTTCGTCACGCATTTCCTGATAACGCTCTTGGACAACTGGGTTACGGAGCAACCTGACGGCATCGACTCCTGGATTTGCGTATCCTGCTGACCTAGCTGCAGAAGTCTGCGTCATATCCTTATGCATAAAGTTATTAAGAAAGTCTTGCTGCTTATCAGTCAATCTTTTCCAACCTGCTAATCTTTGTTCTTTAGTTAAATCTTGTGCTACCTTTGGCATCTTATTTTATCTCCATTTAAATAGGTTCTATAGGGTAAGGTGGGGTGGTTTACTTACCACCCACCTATACCCCCTTTAGGGGGTAAGTTCGGTAAGTAAAAAAGTAGGAGCAAAATCAATGACTTACAACCTAAAATTAACTTACCGTGGTAAGAAGTAACCTCGGTAAGTAGATTTACGCAAACCGAGGCTACACAAGGGTTTGCCAACTTACCGACCAATCTACTTACCGTGGTAAGTTGGTAAGTGGTAAGTAAATCACTCATAAAGCACCACAATTTTGGGGTCATCGGTGCGTTTATAGAACGTACCATTAAGGGTACAAACATAGCCTAAATGTCGCATCATCTGATCGTAATTTCTGTAGCATTCAGGGCATGAATATACATCATACGAACAATTCATGTGGTGCAGCACGGATGATGTTAACTGTTGAGTGATGCCTTTTTCTGTGGCACACCCGAGGCAAATTGTTCGGTTATTCATCACCAGTTCCATGCCAATGACAATTTTTTCTTGGCACTCGGCACATTTTGTTTGTTTTTTCTTAGGCATTTACACCTCCTGACTAACGCTTTGGGTTTCCATATTGCTATGAAGCGTAGTGTAATCACGCCTCTTAGCTATGTTTTCCCATTGTTTCACGGCTTGTTCGTAGTTATCGGCTTCGATCTGAACCATGTAATATTTTGTTTCCTTACAATGGATAACAAACTTTTCTTTAGGCAGTTTTCTCATTATGCTCCTCCCATACAACTAGCCATAATTTGATGATCTATAGGCTCTTCGCCAAAATTATCATATATAGCTGCTTCTATTAATTGTTCGCTTTTAGGTATATCGCTGCGGCATTGATCCAACGTCATATACTTCACTTGACTTTCATGCATCATGCATTGTTGTTGACCACCGTCATAACGACTACCCTCAACCCAAACGACACATATTAACACAAACATTTTAACCATATATTCCTCCATAATTAGCGAGATGGGCTACCCTAGAAAGGATTAAAACCGAAAGCCCATCTCTGACCATTCTAATGAGTAAGATTAAAATGGTATTCACTTCTCCTTTTTCGTCTTCCAAAAGTATTCATCGGTATCGCCAAGCCTAGTGTTATTGCCATTTTCAACTTGATACTCGATTGTGCTAACCAAGAAATCAGGCTTCAAAGGCTCTTGTGGTGTAAGGCTATTGTCAAACACTCTCATTCTATTGTTCGGATATAGACAATATTGACCGTTATCCAATTCAAGCAGATTGAAAGACTTATGTTCGGAAGGCACTTCGCTAGTGCTATAATCAATAACATCAGGTTGATTGTGGTAGTTATCCAATGTGCATATATAAACACCTTTAACGATACCAAAATCCCTGGTTAATATTTCAAAATCCATGCTGCCTATAAATTGTTTATAGATAGACGTAATATTATAATCCATGCAGTTCCAAAACTGTAGGTTGGGCAAATCCATATCCAACTTAGGTTTTTTAGGCTCTGATAGAAAGGCGCTGATAGGTAGCTTATCGAACAAAGCACCATATTCAGGTAGGTAGGTTTCAAAGTAAAAGGCTCGACCAGCCATAGACTTTGCAGTAACCCAAACACCTTTAACAAACTCTCCATGACCGTCTTTAAGATCACGGAGATACTCTTTACGAACCCACACTTGTTGTGCTGGAAGATTACAAATAAGTTCTGACATTAATCTTTATCCTTTTTATAAGTGTACCGTGTTCCATCATTTGCAGAACCTCTTTTATACTTGTAGTAATTACTACCCCTAGAAGCCATACTAGCGACCTCTGACACACCAAAATGTATTTCTTGTGGTTTTCTAACATATCTTTGGGTATCGTTTTCTTTTAATGCCCTGGGATCGTCTTCAAACATTGCTCCATCTTCATCGACTGGTGTTGGATTTTTTTGTAATTTCTCAAAGATTTCTCTCAAAGCAGGAGACCCACTAGCCTTGTCTCCAAGACACATATAACAAGTTCGTGGCTTTTCTCTTGTTATGTTTACAACTTTGAGTCTATCTCCACACACTTGACAATGATTAAAATCTTTCATCACTTCTCCTTTTCCTAAATATTTTATTAAAAAATTCTTTAATTTTATACACAAAACCACTCCTTTTGATAGGAGTGGTCTGTAAGATATGCAACACAATAAACTTATTCATATTAATATCCTCTTTTAATTACCTTTAAAGAGTTCATAAGGATTTTAGCTATGTTATGCTCTCCTCTTTTGGTTAGCTTGCTAACTTCCTCATTAATCAAACCCTCGACTTCAAGTATAGCTTCAGCCCAATTAGGCATCATGTCATCTTTTTTATTCATTATCATTCTCCATTTCAGCAGCAATGTCTAATCTTGACTTTGCATACATGACCAAACCAAAATCATAACCTTGCTTATAGTAAGCAGAAGACCTTTTACTATCATCAATAATGCCTGATAATAAACCATCGGCAACACCATCTTTAAAAAATGAAAGATATGATGCTCTCTTTTTCTCTAAAGGACTAAGCATCGGCATCTCCTATAAATAAGAAACCACCCCCATTGCCCTCGGGATCGCAACTAACCTCAATGGCTATGTCTTTATAGCCTCTCTTCGTTAGCACAAACTTTGGGAAACCATTGTAGCCATCGTCATCAACCATGCCTACATATTGCTTGATTTTAAAACCCTCAAGCTGCTTATAATGGTCGTCAAAACCTTTATTACCTGACATCAGCACTACCTCCCTTGCTTTTGATTAACTTACCAAAATAGTAAACACCATCTTCTTCATTAAGTTCGTAAGAGATAAGGTCTCCAAGATTAAAATCAGAAAAAGCAGGTACGTTATTAATCTCGCCAACACCATCTTTAGCAGTACCACTAAGAACCTCGACCCACATTCTTTCGCTACCAATACCCCTTGCTTTCGACTGGGCATTAACTGGAAATCTTACTTTAATCATATTATCGCTTTGGAATAACTCATCAGTAGGTAGCGATTGATTACCTCTAATGAATGTCATATTAGTTTTAGGCATATGTCCATCTCCTTTTTTGCTAGAACAAGATAGTTATATAGGTATTCATAGCCTAGTGTCAAGCATTAAAATTCATCTAAAATACTTTTTGTTTCCATATGGGTATATTTTTTTTGAACTTTGCCGTATTCGACTTCTTTTGCAGCTCTTGGATCGTCTTCAAATAATTGTTCGTTTGGGTCGGGTTCTGTCTTCGTATTCATAGCTTCTTTACATACTTTTTTCAAAGCATTGTAATTCTCGCTACTAGTCATAGCGAACATCCCATGTAGCATCATCAGGTTTACAGGGCCAACAAAACCAAGACCAGCCGTTATTAATTGAATACGAAGCACCTGGCTTACCACAAACCGAACAAATGTTCGTCTTTGGTATGGGCTGCGCTGCTGCAACCCATGTTCTTTTTACATCCCATGTTCTTCGTCTACTTTGTTCGCTCATTTTCTGCCTCCTTTATTGCCCAAAATAACCTTGCAGCTACTTGAGGAACTATACTATTCCCCAAGGATTTTATTCGGTGTGTCCGATTGGATACCCCATGAGCCACTCGACCCACTCGGGGTTCAGGCTTCCACCAGATTGGTCCTGATCCGATTTCGAGTCGTCTATCTCGCTCATTCTCTTGACTATTACCCCCAATTGAGTGTCTTGCCTCTTGCTCCGATATAGATCCAGGTTCTCCCCCGAGTCCTTGTAATCCCGAGCCGTTGGTGTAGGGTACATCTCCCTTTTCTTTTTCTCTGCCATCGCAACTGCTGTTTGAAGTGTCGCTCCGAACTTTGTTCCGTTTCCCCGAATTGATGTCTTCCCGTCCTCGCTTACTGACCCCGACATCTTTCCCGTGTGTGCGCCTCTCGGTGTCGCTGTTGGCGTGGGCCACATCTTCATCGTGTTCTCGTCCACTTGCTCCCTCAAATTGGAAGGTTTGCTGCGACCTTTCCGATGTCCGTTCATCATTCGGATTGTAGCTTCTTCTGACCTTTGAGGTAAATGATCCATCGTGTTCGGTGTGGCCCACAATCCAACATCGTTCTCGTCTGTGTTTGGCATCTGCGGCGCAAGCTGGAATAATAAATGGTGCGGCTTTGTATCCGATACTCTCCAAGTCAAAGAGACTTCTTTTGAGGCCCATTGGCATGTTAACAAAGCCTCGCACATTTTCCCCAATGATCCATCGAGGTCGTATGTCTTCAATAACCCTAACCATTTCGTGCCAGAGATCACGGTCATCTGAATCTCCTCGCTGTTCTCCTGCAACTGACCAGGGTTGACAAGGGAATCCTCCAACAACGATGTCTGCATCTCTAAATTCTTTTCCATCAAAACTCCTTATATCACTAAATATTGGAACATTATGCCAATGTTTTCGCAAGACTTTTTGGCAATAAGTTTCTCTTTCTACAAAGGCAACTGTTTCAAAGCCACCCACTAATTTCTCAGCAGCGTAACTAAAGCCACCAATCCCACTAAATAAATCAACTATTTTCATCCCGTACAATCTCCTCCATCAGCTTGGCATAAGTACGCTTCATCGTTGAATATCCAATCTTGCTGTCTATCAACAAACTCTGCGAATTTCTTTAAGTTTCTTCCTCTCTCGAACTGTCTACCAGTTCTTTCTTCTGCATCAATCCACCATTTTGCTAGTTCAGGGTGGTCTCTCACCATTGATGCAAGTTGTGATTCAGACTTTAAAAAACATAAATCACAATTACCTTTAATAGTTTTGCCATTAACAACAGGCAAATCTAATTTAAAATCTTGTTTGTGCCAAAACCTATCAACATCAAATATGGAGTGATTAGCTTCACATATGGGATAGAAAGGGTAGAAGCCATTTGCAAAACCAGGTTTGCATCTGTGCTTTTCATCTGACCTTATACCCAAAGCGTTGTGCCACTTCTTCCAACCAAGGCTTCTTAAATACTTAGATGTCGTATCTCTTTTCAAGCTGCCCGTACAAAACCTAGACATAGGATTGGGTAATCTGTTGTGTTTATTTATTAATTTATCAAACGGCTCACCCTTACGACTTGCGTTGTCATAGCGAACAATTTTAAATACATGTTTGTTTTCTTCGTTCAAATCATATTCTAACCAGGTAATTTTTACATCCCATTTTTGCGAACAATTATTTACGAAGTCTAATGTTTGTGGCATTTCACGACCAGTGTTTTGAAAGCAAACCAAGGCATTATCAGGTAATCCGTTGTTAGCTTCCAATATATGATGAAGCATAAAGGCACTGGTTCTACCTCCACTAAAGGATATGCAGACGTTATTGTCTGGAAGTTTATAAGTTTTCTGTTGCTGTTCTTGCATCATACTCGCCTCTACTCATGTCTCCGTCTACAGTACCAAGCCACTTACGACCACCTGACCTAGAAAAAGAATACTTAGATATTCTAACTTCATTCAATAATTCTCTGACTAATCCATCAATTGTTCGCTGTGTTGCGTTGTCTAAAACTTTAGGTGCATCAGAATCTGCTGCCATTCTTTGCAATATTGCATCAGCTCCCGATTGTTGTGTTAATGCTCTACCATCACGCTCACATAAGGCAATCCAAGCAAACAAGGCATCTTTCTTTATTTGTCTGTTACTACCTGAATGCAGCCTTGCTATATCTTCAGATCGATCTTCTAATAATCCCGTAAATACATCACGAATAAAGTGACGTATATCACGCCTTGCAGGTCCATTTGATTTAACAACTGCACCATCAAAGCATCTGTTTCTTTGGTATTCGATACCTAAGTCCTGACAACGCCTACGACCTGTTGCTTCATCAACTTGCCATATTGTAAAAGCACAACGTACACCATCAACTAATGCTGACGTACCTCGTATCATATTCCTTGCTTGTTCAGGTGTTGATACAATTGTATCATCTTTAATTTTTGTCATATGATGACACATAATGACTGAAGCACCCGTTTCTGTAGCTATCTTTGCAAGAAGTCCAGTCAACGCTGCTCCTGCCGCTGGATCGGAGTTTACATCTGCATGAACAAATGATGCCAACGGATCAAACACAATTAACTTTAAATCACTCATCTGTAGTATTTGTGCATATATCTTTTCAAACTCATCGCTAGTTCTGTAGCCATCATGTGTATCTTGAAGTATAGGAAATACACCACCAACATTCGGCAAAGACACGACTCGTAGCTCATGTTCATAGTTAAACCTAGAATTGTTCGCATCTAAGCGTTCAATTCTTCTATGCATTTCACCTTCATCATCTTCTGCTGTAAAAATAATTGCATTACCGAACTCGGTAATATTACCACCGAAAGATGCAGACAAGGGCTGACCACTTGCTACTTTCATAGCCAAGTCCAAAGTCATCATACCTTTTCCAGCATCACCAGACGCAGAAAATATTATAGGAACAGCTAATGGTAGTGTTTCACCGATTAAAAACTTTTGTTCAGGTGCTTTACCCTCAAACCTATTTATTAACAAACTGTTATCTAATAGATTTATATTTCGTTTAACATGCTTAACTGTTGCACTTAGAAACTGACTTATATCAAAACTTTCGGCTATAGCATCGGCTGCATCCCATCTTTCAGGCTTACCTAAAGGTGGTGTAAGCATTGTTACTGACCTTGCACCTGCGTTCATAGCTAAGTCTTGTACGAGTTCAGCAACTTTCTTACCTGCGTTATCGTTATCGGGCCATATAACTAGTTCTTTGCCATGTAATGGTGAGAAGTCAAACTGACTAGCTGACTTACGAGACAACATTCCAGCACCACCCATAGTACATGTAGCTGTAAATCCCATCTCATTAAGAGCATCAGCACATTTCTCACCCTCAACCCATATGATTTTATCTGAAGCAGAAATGTTCGGTATATTATATAACGGTCTGACATCAGGCATCTTAGGATACGGATTAGTTCCAGTGAACTGACGAAATTCTTTCTTAGGCTTGCCATGATCGTCCATTACTGGATTGCCTGCACCGTCTCTCATATTGTATCGTCTGACCATACATATGACTTCACCGTCCACACTTAAATAAGAATGCTCACTATCAAATGGTGTATTGATATTTATTTGCTGTCTCAATGATTTGTTGATTATAGAATCAATTGGAGGAGCAGCATTTTCATCTCTAAGAAATCTAGGAGTGTCGTCTAAATAATCAGAAAAAAATTCTTTTATTTCGGGTAGCTTCATATCACGACCCTCCATCAATATCTTAACAATGCCTCCAACGCCACTTGATCCGTTGAAATCATTGCCTTTCATAAACCAAGGTGATCTTGGATTAATATCTATCTTTAAAGATTTTCCAGGCTCTCCATTTAAAGAGCCTACATTAAACTCGTCACCTCTAATTACACCATTAGGATATGTGTCTCTTAAAATATCAATCTGTGTTTGTGGCGGAACTTTCTGACTTATTAATTCAACTAATTCTCTTCCACTCATATCACGATTGGTATTGCCAAATCTTACTATACTCATTATACTATCCCTACCTTCATTGGCTGAAGTTATAGGCGACATTTTTTTCTCATGTGTCGCCTATTTTAACTCCAACAAGTCTCCTTATAATTACACCACTTACAATCAAACATTTCTTTTGATTGAGCTATTCGTGGCAACATCTCACCAGCTTTTGTAGCTTGTAATATATTAACTGCCTTATCACTAATCTCTTGAGCAAGAAACTTATCAAAAGGAACAAGTTCATAATATATTTCGCTAGTATTTTTATTAACTACGGTAAATAAACATGGATGTTCTGTTAGTTCCATGTATGCCTGATACAAAGCTATCTGAGCTGCATATATAGGATTGGTTTTTGCCATACCTTTCGATTGAAACTCTTTGAACTTTCTGTCATTAGCTGACTTGTTTTCCCATAAAGACGGATAGCCCATACCAACAGGGCCTCCACATATTACACCATCTATATGACCTCTTATCTGTCCATCAGATATAGAAAAACCATATTGATCTCCATTTTTCTTTTCAGTTCGCAAATCAAAACCTGCTTGTTTCAACCAATTAGCCATACTGTCTTCTATTTCGTGACCAAATTGGAATATTCTTAATGTTTGTGGACTAAAGTGTCTGTCTTGGTCAACTTCCTGACCCATGTAAGTGTATTGTATTTTTCTTGAACACTTTTCTCCGAGTGAAGACCCCCCTAAATATGTTCGTCTTGGAATACTATCTGACTTTTCTTTAATACCTTTGTCAACAAAATCTGCTATCTGATCTTCAAAAGGGTATGTCTTCAAGTCCTTCGGGTTGCCTGATTTGACCGAAGTATTTAATATGAGATTGTGTAACATAGTCGCAGACAAACTCATTTTCTATCTCCCTTGATGATTGTATTACTGATATTAAAGCTACCATTTGTTCTTCTGTCAAATCGCATAATTTCTTCTCCCAACCTATTTTGTTAAATACTTTAGCTGCATTCTTTAATGAATTGTCTTCGTTATTGGCTGTATCCATATACTTTCTCCGTCATCTAAATCTTCATGTGAATAAAAATCTAATTTGAATAATTCATCGTGACCAGACATTACTTTGCAATAACCACCTAATATATCATAGCCTAACTCTTCCATAATGTTTTCCATAGCCTCTGTTACTTCATTCATAAGTTCATGCTCACTATTTATACCAGATATATGCAAAAACATTGATCCATCAACAACATCTTGAATACCCACTTCATTAGATATATTTATTTTATAATTGAGTGTTATTCTTTGCATCTTTTCCCTCTGCCCATAAAGCACCATAACCAATTATATCTATAGGATTATCAATATTCTTTGAATTTTGTGAATCTCTTACTAATTTACCAACCATAAAAAATTTATACATATCTTCAAATGTAAGATCTGATTTTAACTTATGTCTCCATAATACATTCATAATTTTAGCTATTGATTCATGCGTATCTTTGGCATCACCATGTGTTCTTGCCCTAGCACCATTAATCAATTGTTCTGCTTTTTTTAATGCTTCACTACGATTCATTTTTATCTCCTATACTTATGATTTTATTATCTATATCTCTCTTGTTCCACAAATAATTTAACCAACAAGCAGCTTTATACTTGTTCCAACTAAAATCCATAACTCTAACTGTTATACCACAGTTCTTTAATGCTTGTGTTTGTTTAGGTGTTACAGCTTCATTCAACCATCTTTTACCTTTTCTTGCACCGTCACTATCCTCAATCTCTCTTAGGAAGTCATCAGCAGATGCTACAGCTTGTTCCTTAGTACCAACACTAACCACCCTTAATCGTCCATTAGAACGCTTTACAAGGGCTATAGACACATCATCTAAGTGTGCGACTAAACCAAAGCCATTAAAACCACTAGCACTCATGCAACGTCCATTATCAAATAAATCTACCCAACGATAAGGCGATCTATCCATAAGGTCAACTTCGGTCATAATAAAGTCTTCTAATACTTCTTTATCTTGTTTGCCGAACTCATATCCACATAAAGGACACTCACGAGATGATAATGGTACAACTGATTCGCATTGTGGACATGTTTTTTCAGGAGCAGCACCTGTTCCTCGAGCCTCTGAACCCTCCAAATCAACTGTTTCATCTAACGATCCATGTGTAAGTACACTTGTTCCAAAATCTAAAACTATACAATCTCTTTTAATAATTCCAGGGTGTTCCTCGGGATCTATTGTTCGCAGTCCACGACCAATCATCTGCACCATTGTGGATTTGTATGAACATGGTCTTGTTAAAACAATGCAACTAACTGGTGGAGCATCAAAGCCTTCTGTAAGCACAGCAACATTAACAACGACCTGAACATCTCCATGCTCTAAATCATATAATATCTTTTGTCTTTCATCACTTGGAGTGTCACCCGTAAGCAATTCAGCTCTAATGTTAGCTCTACGATACTCGTCACATACATCTTGTGCATGTATAATAGTAGAACAGAAAACAACTGTTTTTCTATCGATAGCTTTTTCTTGCCACTCCTGAACAATACGCTCATTAATGGCTCGTTTGTTCATAATACGCTCAACTTCACCCATATCAAAATCAGATATGGTTTTGCGAACATTTTCTAATTCTTGTCTGACACCAACATCAACAACAAATGTCTTTGGTGGTACGAGAAAACCTTCACGAATTAATGTGGTGATTTCTATTTGATGCGAACAATTATTAAATATGCTGCGTAAACCTTTTCTATCTCCACGATTAGGAGTTGCTGTAAAGCCAACTATCTCAACTGAATTGTTAGCTTCTTTAACTCTATCAATAATTCTTGTATATGTTTCTGCTATTGCATGATGACTTTCATCAACTACAACCATGTCAAAGTCACACATATTTTCCAAATTGTTCGGTCTTGAAAGCGTCTGCACCATACTAAATATAGTTTCACCAGACCAATCTTTCTCTGATCCATCTACTACACTTGTTGTTATCTTTGGATTTACCTTTGAAAACTTTGTTCTGTTTTGCCTGACCAACTCGTCACGATGCTGCAAGATTAAAATCTTTTTGCCTTGCTTGTATCTTTTACCAACTAAAGCTGAAAGCATGATTGTCTTACCTGCTCCCGTTGGAGCGACAACAATAGTGTTTTTGTGTTTGGTAAGAGCAATAGAAGCATCGTCAACTGCTATCTTTTGGTATGGTCTAAGTATCATTAATTATCCTTTCATGGCTAGATGAAGTGGGTAGTTTGGCGGCGCTCGTACTACCCAAACGAGTTCTAGCAGACGAAGGAAAGTCTTGCCGCTAGAAATTAGTTACCTTTTAAGATGCCCAAGGTGGCACTACACTACCTGCCGTGGTAGCTTGGGGTTCAGATGTTGGATTGCTCTGTTGAATAGGAGCAGTAGCTTGAGGAGCATGACCACTAGGAATATATTCCTTATGATCTGCAGCTATTGGGCTGACCATCTTATTCTTATCTGAATATCCATTAGTACCTTTTTCAATACCAATTTTAATACAGAACTCCTGACCTTGAAGAGCATCAACCCCAGGAATCTTTCTCTTGTTATTAGATTCAGGTGAAACGTCTTTAGGATCAAGACCAAGCATACTATCAACTAAAAGACGTAAAGTTCTAAGACCGTTTATTCTTGCCTTAGAAATGCCTTGATCGTTTTTAGCATCTCCATCAAAAAATATATTTTGCCAAACCTTACGCTTGTCAAACTTACCACCAACAATGGTAAATTCAGCCTCTATATACTTCGCACTTGAATGTGGAGACTCCTTAAACATCGGTGTGTTAGAAAACTCCTCTAGTGTTAAGTAGTTAGGTTTAATTAAAAGAATGGCACGAGCAATCGTTCCTTCAGGAATCAATTCAAACTCGGTATTTGTTTCGCTCATGGAAACATCATTTAAGTCAAGCATTATTCATATCTCCTTCTTTGCTGGACGTTACATTAGCAGGGTCAACAAAAGTCAATTCTCTTTCTGACTGCTTTACCCCACCACTCATTTTAGTCAGTAGTTTGCCTAAATGCGGCTCTTCCAATACATCGAGTCTGCCCGATCTATCTTTTGCTGGATACCCCCATTCATTTAACGTCTGACATACAAAAGCACGGTATGTGCCTGTATTCTCATCGCCAGTCATAACTGCCATTGTGATAACTTCATCAACAATTCCTGGAAGTTCACGACCAGTCTTAGTGCCGTCTATTTGTAGTTCAAATATTTTACGACCATAATCGTCAACTTTCTCATCAAGAATACCAACGAAAATTACATTTTTACTACGAATATGTTGCAAGTGAGTAAGCCAAGACATCATCTCTCTACCGTGCATACCATACACAGCACGAGTATCAACCTTGCCACTTCTCTCTGATTTATTATCAGCATGACCCATACAATGCTGAAAACATAAACGACCTGCTACAGTAATACTATCAACAAATATGCTATCGTATTTGCTCATCATTTCTAATGGATCACCGTATAACGATTTCACATAATCGTAATGAGCATTACTGTAAGGTTGGTCGTCAGTTAAAGCTGGATTAGGGCCACCTAAAAAACAAGCAAAGTCACGACATTCAGCCCATGTTTGTGGTCTTACCATGTCGATCATCCACCCCTCAATAGCTGCATCTCCAGCTTCTAAGTCCATAAACAATGTTGTTTGTGAATCCAAAGTTCTTGCTAGTGTAGTTTTACCAACGCCACTTTGACCACAAATAACAATCTTATGACCTTTTTTTTCAGCCAAACGCTCTTCGGCTGTTATTATCTTTAATCCCATACAATCCTCCTAAACTGATATATCTATGGTTGTGCCTTTAAGTTCAACAACTCTATGTTCTTGTAACTTAGCTTTGATCGCTGGTTGAGCTGCATTGTATTTCTTTTCTTCAACAGAATAAGTTAACTTTGCAAAGTGCCTAGCGTCATCAGGCTGCATTTCTGTAAATGCAACAGCGAGACCTTCTTGATCCCAAGTAACTTTCTTGCTTAATGTTACTTTGACCTTATAACCATCTTCATTAATAGTTACTGTTCCGTAATCTTTACCATCATCAGCTAGTCTGTCACGAGCATCATTCTGATACCTTTCAGCTAACACAATGTTAAGATTATTTATCTTTTCTTTGACTTTATCTAATTCTTTTTTTAGATCCTCTTTATAATGATAAAGAGATTCAATAGAATTATGAAACATTTTTTCGGCATTCATTGACCTTCCTTCCGTATATTTAAGTTGCTAGAAACTCTAAAATAGGAACTGTAAACCAGTTTGTCAACAATATTTGTTATTTTTTTTTGAAAGTAAGTAAAATGTCAATGTTATGAATAGCTAACATAAGTTTTTTCTTTAGCTTAAATTCAGGTGTCAATACACCTTTTGCATCTTCTACAATAAATTTAGATTCACCGTTTTCATCTACTAATAAATATGTAAAGTCAGCAATATAATTGCATATCTTTTGACCATTTACATTTAATTCGTATTTAATTTGTCTGTCTAATTGATCAACTACACCAGCTCTTTCCATAGACTTTAGCTGACCCCAACGCTCTGCTTCCCACCTAGAATCAAATCTTAATCCCATTGCAACTGTCTTTTTTGCAAAATACTTGTTGGGTTTCCCAACTTTTCTGGGTATAATTCTTTTATTATTGCTATACATGGGAGTTATTATAATGGCAGACACAACAAAATTCAAGTCAATTGGTATAGATGTTGATACTTATAACAAATTAAAAAAAATATGCGCTGATGAAAGACGTAATATTCGTCAACAAATATCTATTTGGGTGGACAAAGATTACGAAGAAAGATTTAAAGAAGAAAATGTAACTCGTTTAGGATTAGGTACACTTAATAATTAAGCGACTTGTTCTTTAATACCTATGGCTTCCATACGTTTTATTAAACGATTTGCACGATTAGTTACTTGTTTATGCCATCTCGAATCTTCCATTTGAATTGCACATTCAAGCCAATCGTTGTTATCTATAGCAGCACGAAACTTAACAAATTTAGACAAACGAGGTCTGCCCATATTAAACATCATATTGCATAAGATCAATTGCACTTCTTCAGGTAATTCATCAAATTTATCAAATAACTTTTTACATTCTTCTATTGTACCATGAACATCAGTTTGGAAACAATTATTAACTCGTTCTTCTGAAACTGGTGTTCCTACTTCTTTACCATATTCTTCATCCCATTCAGTAATAAGATGACCGATCCCATGCGTTGGCAAACCTAAATGATCTAAGTAAATTTCGTACTTACATCCTTCATCTTCTTTTAATTCTTCTCTTAATTTTTCTATGTTCATGGTGTAAATATTCCTTGTGGCGTTACGCCCGTATCAACTTTAGGCGTTCCTCTTCTTTCAATATATGCTAAGTCTTTTGGGTTAATTCCTAAAGCAGCACCAACTCCAGGCTGTGTTATATCTATTTTTCCTATATTTGAATTTGTATTTACAGATTTTAAACCTTGCATTTGATTGTTTGCATTACTTGCAACATTTTTTATAGCTTTATTTATTCCAGCATTTTCTGATATAGCTTGTAATTGACTATTTGCATCAGAAACATTTTCTTCAACGGATTGAGTTATAGCTTGTCCTGGGCGAAATGCGTTAGAAACAGCAGTAAGAAATTGACGTTGTTGTTCAGCAGTTGGACTTGCAGTTCCTTCAAGTTTCTTTGATGCTTCTACAATTTCTTTCATGGCTTTTTTACCAGTAAAAAGTTGTCCAAGAACAAACATTTTAGCAATTCTACCAACATTGTTAAATACGTTAGCTAAAATACCTGCTGCAACAAGATCACCTTTTGGTATGTTTGTTGATATTTTTTCTACAATTCTACCAAAATCTCTAATATTTTGTGCTACACCAGCAGTGTCGCCAACATTAGGGAAAACTATATCAAGTTTATTGCTCTTGTCAGCTTTACCTATGTTCTTAGCTAATTGTTTCATGCCATCTGCATTAGTAACAGCACCAATATTATCAAGCATATTTTCTACATAAAAACCTCTTAAAGTTTTTAATTCTGCAGGTTTGTCTTTATAAAAATTCATTACTGCTTTTAGATCACCACGAGTTGCGCCGCCAGACATAACTAGATCTGCAGCTTCTTCAGGATCTAATTTATTATTTCTTATCTTTGAAAAAACACTATTTGTTCTTAGTCTTGATGTTTCTTGAAGTGTATCTAAAGCTCCACGCATTGCAGTTGCTACACCTTGATCTAATCCTTGTGCTACAGCGTTACTAATAACTTCTTCATCAATGTTAGTAAGTTTTAAATCTTCAAAGCCTTTTGCAAATTGTTTAAGTCTATTGTATTCAGCTCTACCATAAAGCTCTACGCCAGTATCTCCTAAATCATCTAATGATTTTATGAAAACGTCTGGTTTAAAACTAGTCGGCTTAATTGAATCAAAACCTGTTTTATTTAAAGCTCCTCTAAGCCATTCTTTACCCATTTCTGTTTTAATTTGATTGTATTGAGTGTCATTAAGTGCTTTTTTTAATCTATTAAGACCCGTAGGAGTTCCACCTGTTCCAACAACATTGTCTGTTAATCCACTTAAAGAACCAGGTCTTGCTATATTAAAATTGCCACTTCTCATTTTTTCTATAAGTTCTTTAGAACCTAAAGTTGTTGATATGTCGTTATATAAAGCAGTTCCTTCACGAAATTGTTTTCTTGCATTTGGCAATAACTTTGAAACAGTTTGCATTTTTTTAAATGCTTCTGAGCCTAATTGATCGGTAATGTCTTTTGTAAGGGAATCAATGTTTGATTTTAATAATAAATTATCAACATTATTAATTGCTTTTTGCCAAACTTCTGTAAGATTTATTGAGCCATCTATAATGTTTTTTTGTTCAAGTTCTGCAGCTGTTTTAGGTGCATTTTTTAAATCCCATAATTTTCTTCTTAATTGGTAAGCATCTGTAAAAGATGCTTTGTCACCTAATGCTCGTAAATCTTCTGCAAGAGATAATCCAATTTTACCTTCTTCTGTCGCTAATCTTCCAGTTCCAGCTTGTGCAAATTTCTTTTCTGCTAATTCTGCAATATCTTTTACAAAAGATGTAGGTAATATTTTAGCATCACCTATAGATGTTTCTATAACTTCATTAATAGTTGACCATTGTTGAGACATATTATTTTCAAAATTCTTTGCAGAAGTTTGGATAAAACCAAATAACTCATCGTCAAGACCCGCATTTTTTTGCAGACCACCTGCTAATGTGTCAGCGGATTGTTTAAGAGCTGACATAATTGATCCATAAGCATTAGCTTGTTTTGAAGCTAATTCTTTACCAAACTTTTTTTCAAATTCTATAAATAAATCTCCAGCAGTTTTGTCACTACCTTCTGTAGAAGCTCTACTTATAAATTTATTTAATTCACCAATTTCTCTTTCCATAGCCGTAGCTATATTTTGAGTTCTTGGTGAACCACCTAATACACTTTCTTGTAATTGTTGAAATTTAGCTGCAATTGGTCTGCCTTTTATTTGTGCTATTGTTGGCTCTAAACCTTTTTCAATACCTTTTGCAGTAATTCTTAAATCTTCTTTACTTGCTTCTTGTATAAATTTCTTACCAGAAGGTGCTATCGCTCTATAAGCTAACAGAGGAATACCGAACAATAGTTCGCCTCCAGCAGCTATACTACCTTCAATAAGTGCATCTTGAGCTATATCCCCAGCAGTTTGTTTAGATACTCCAAAAAGACCTTCACCTGCTTCTTCTACTAAAGATCCAGTTCCACCACCGACAAAAGCACCAATAGCTCCACCTAATAACGTACCTATTCCTGGAGCAATACCAGTTCCTATGGCGGCACCTTTAACAGCCCCAGCAACACCAAAACCTAATTCTGGTAATATGCCAACTAAATCAGATAAATCATTTCT